ATGTGGCTCGACTCACTGAAGGCGGCGGGCTACTCCACCAACACGCTCAACACGCGGCGCTGCCAGATGAGCGCACTGTCGCGGGCGCTCGGTGGCGACCCGAGGGACGTGGAGGGCGACGACCTGCTCGCCCACTTCGCCGGCAAGGAATGGAAGCCCGAGACACGCAAGGGCGCGAAGAACGCCTGCGTCAGCTATTTCCGATGGCTCAAAGCGTCCGGCCGCAGCGAGGCCGATCCGAGCGAGTTCCTACCCACCGTCAAGCGTCCCGAACCGCATCCCCGGCCATGCCCGGACGTGGTCATACTCACCGCACTGCGCAAGGCCACGGACAGCGAACGGCTCATGCTGCGTCTCGGCGCGGAATGCGGCTTAAGGCGCTTCGAGATAGCGAAGGTGCACAGCCGCGACGTCATGCGCGACCTCGTGGGCTGGAGCCTCGTCGTCGTAGGCAAGGGCGACAAGCAACGCATCGTGCCCATCGGCGACGACCTCGCCCTGCTGATCCGCTCCGCCCACGGCTATCTGTTCCCCGGCCGGTGGAGCGGCCACGCCGAATCATCCTACGTCGGCCGACACCTGAGCGACCTCTTGGGCCACGGATGGACGGCCCACAGCCTGCGCCACAGGTACGCGACCACGACCTACGCCGCCACACGAGACCTGCTGCTCGTCTCCAAGCTCCTAGGCCACGCCTCGGTCGAGACCACGCAACGGTACATCGCCATGCCCGACGACCGGCTGCGCGCCGCCGTGGAAGCCACGCGCCTCGCCGCCTAGGAGGATCACGATGTTCCGTTTCCCCGACTTGATTATGGTACTAAATTATGGTACCATAATAAGCATGATCGAATGCGAACCGTCAGCCTTCAAGCACTGGCTCACACAACCACAGATCGACTACATATTCCGGCATCCGGTGGCCGTGTTCGAGGTGCAGTCGAGACACGCCGGCGACAGGGTCATGGCGATCCTCGGATACCCGGACGAGTTCAGGGAACGCCCCGTGGAGCTGCTGGTATCCCAGCGCACCCGCAAGGTGTTCCACGCGATGGACTGCCGCCGCGAATGGCTCTACAAGTTCGACGACTAAAAACACCAAGGAGGACATCATGAGCAACGAAACAGACTGGGACGAGCTCTCGGACGAATACACCGAGCACACCCCCGCCATCATCGGCGAGACCATCCGCCCGCAAAGGGCGATCACGATGGATGACATCGACGACATCTTCGCCGGCCGCCCCCTCGCCGACCAGCCCCGCCGGAAGGCCGACGTGCTCTACAAGGCATACCTCACGCCCGACATGGACGCACGGGTGCGGGCACAGGCCGAACGAGAGCACATCGGCAAGAGCGCTCTGATTCGCAAGGCGCTGGCCGCATACCTGACCGCCAATCAGGCACAGCCCGCGATGGCCTGACCCATATACGACGAAAAGCCCCCGAACCATACCGTGAGTGCGGTAGGTTCGGGGGCTTCTTGTTATTCGGTCTTGGATGCCTTGGCCTTGAGGGTGCTTGCGCCGATGACGACGCCGATGGTCAGGGCGACGGCGTTGATGGTCGTCGCGGCCGGATCGGCCCATGTCCAGCCCCATACGGGGCCGAGGCTCATGGCGCTCGGCACGGCCAGAGGAGTGGCGGACGCGCTCGAGATGACGATCGACGAGTTCGAGTCCCGCCTCTGACGCAGGCATGCAGAAGCGCCCCTCGACTCCTATGCATGGAGCCGAGTGGCGCTACTTGTTTAGAATCTGCCGGTGTTGAGGCGGCTTTGGAGTGCGCGTGCGGTGCCGGGGCCGAGGCTCATGGCGCTCGGCACGGCCAGAAGAGTGGCGGACGCGCTCGAGATGACGATCGACGAGTTCGAGTCCCGCCTCTGACGCAGGCATGCAGAAGCGCCCCTCGGCTCCATGCATAGGAGTCGAGGGGCGCTTGTGTTTAGAATCTGCCGGTGTTGAGGCGGCTTTGGAGTGCTCGGGCGGTGCCGGGTCCGAACCACGAGTCCTGCGCGACGCCGAGGTGTTTCTGCAGGGCACGGATGGTGGCGGGGCCGAGGAGTCCGTCGGCGGTGAGGCTGAGCTTGCGTTGGACGGCGCGGATGAGGTTGGATCCGCCGCCACCGTAGCGCACGCACGAGTCCACGAGCGCGGGTCGGCCCCATGTCCGGCCGTCCGGCCTGTACTGGCCGCTGATGATGCCGTCCACGCTGGTGCCCATGACCTGCTGCCAGCGGCGGATGGTGGCCGGCCCGCAGGAGCCGTCTACCGTGAGCCGGCCCGTGCCGCCGCTGGATGCGGTGCCGCCGCCGGACGACGTGGCGCTGCCACTGTAGGCGGGGCGCAGGATGGCGGCGATGGTGTTCCATGCGCGGGTGCGGCGTGCTACGCGCCCGTTGTTGGTGTTGCCCTCGATGGTCTGGATGTACGAGCCGTGGTTGGCTTCCACGAAGCCGATGTGGTCCACCACGCCGCCGTCCCAGTTGAATATCACGATGTCGCCGGGTTTGGCGCTGCGCGTGCTGACCGCGCGGGAGCGTCCCGCGGACAGGACGTATGGCACGTAGGCGGCGGGCAGTCCCGGGAACGCTTGGCCGGCACGGCTCATGACCCAGCTGACGAACATCGCGCAGAACGGGACGCCCGACGCGCCATAGTATGAGCCGTGGGATTGGGCGTACCAGCGCCCGTACTTCGTGCCCGGCTGCGGGTCGGTCCAACGGGAATAGCCGATTTCGCCCGCCGCGATGCGCAGGACTTCACTCGCCGTCGCCATAGGACACCTCCTCGATGGGTGCCACGTCAGCGGTCGCGTCGGCTCCCCTGGAGTCGGACACCGCGTAGGCCGCCTGAGCTGTCCCGGTCGTGGCGTCGGTGGCGGTGGCGATGATATTGGCTTTGATCGCGTTGGTGAGCTGCTGTCCCTGCACGGCGGCACCGGTCAGGTTGTTGTTGCGCCACCACGCGTACACGGATGCGATGACGGCGATGACGCCGGTGATCGCCGTGCTCACCTGATCGGTGGTGAACGGGAGCTGGCTGATGCCGGCGATGCTCAGGCCGGTCTGCGCGACGCTGAATAATTGGACGATGAGCAGGATGATCGCCTTGGTGCGTTCCACGGTCAGGCCGGGAATCGCCGGGCCGGTGGCCTTGTGGTCGGCCACGCCGGTGGTGTTTGCCATAATGGTTCTCCTTACAAAAGAAGCCCCACGGGTGTGGGACTTAGGTCAGTCGGTTTTATAGAGGCGGACGCTCAGATGGGCGTCCGCGTAGGTGACGCCGAACATCGTGGCCGGCATCGGAAGCCACCGTCACAGGTGCTCCCGCACGGTGACGGGCGCATCAACCTACTGGGTGTCAGCCCGGATGGTCAATGTGGCCGTGCCGGGCTTGACGCCGTTGATGGTGATGCTCATGATGGCTTTCCTCCCAGCCGGGGCGCAATGGGCGCATTCTGGATATCGTTGTTGACCTGGGTGCCGTGGCCGTTGCCGCCCAATCCGTGATAGGCGTCGTAGACACGTTGGGCGCGGAGTTTGAAGTCATTGTCGGCGACGCCGTGGTGGTCGTGCACCATCGTGTCCTGCTGCTGTTCGAGCTTGCACAGCAGAAGCGTGCGCAGCGCCTCGTCTACGAGTTTTTCGTGTTCGCAGCCGCGCCTCATGTCGGCCATCAGCTGCTCATGCTCCGACCTTCGGGTCTCCTCGTCGGCGATCTGCGAGCGCAGGTTTTTGAGTTGGTGCCAGAGGCCGGCGGCTATGGCGCTGATGGCGGCGATGAGGAGGCCGGCGACGACGCTGGTGATGATGTCGTCAGCCATGTGGCTCCTCTCTGATGGGATGTCGCATTGGCGATCCTCTCTGTGTGTGGTGGTGGAATCCCACGGTGCGGTCGAGCCGGTCGAGACGTTTGGGGGCCATCCGACGGCCACGCCCCCGCCGGAGGAGACGAGCGCGACGAGGACGGTCAGCCATGCGGGCGCGCCCATCTCAGGCCCTCGCCCTGAGCAGCAGGGTGCATGGGTCGGGTTTGGCGGTGTCGGACGTGTTGGTGGTGGTGCACACCCACTTGCCCATGAGGGTGTCGTAGTTGTATTCCTTGGTCCTGGCGTTGCCCGCGACCGGCAGTATCAGATAGGTGCCGGCGGTGGGGCTGGCGGCGAGCGCGATGCGGCTGCCGGCCCGGTCGTAGACGGAGAAGCTGAACGCGTCGTAGTAGCCGCCCTGGGTGGTGATGACCCATTGGCGGATGATGCACAGCCAGATGCCGGGCGCGACCTCGAGCGCGTCGCCCATGGTGGCGCCGCCCTCGCCCATGAGCGTGCTCGCTGTGGCGGTGAACGCGCTGATGGTGCCGTCCGTGTCGGCGGTGATGGTCGTGCCGTCGGGTTTGACGACGCCGAGCGCGGTGCTGGTGGCTTTCTTCAGGCCGATGGTCGTGTTTTCGGTGCCGTGGAACTCGATGCCGTCGGGCATGGCGTTGTCCCCGAGCTTGAACGACAGGGCGAGGTGTTCCCCGTTGCGGGTGACGACGGGGAACGAGCGCGAGTTCGTGTAGTCGCTGTTGCTGACCTTGACGCCGCCGAGGGTCGTGTCGCTCGCGACGGGCAGCTCGTACTGGCCTGCGGAGGCGTCGAGGGTGCCGTCGGCGCGCACGGTGAGGTTGTCGCCGGGTTTGACGACGCCGAGCGTGGTCGCGGTCGCGGGCGTGCCCGGGTCGCCGGGGTCGCCCTTTGCTCCCCGGGGCAGGCCGAACGCGAGCGTGGTGTCGCCGGCCGCGTCCCGGGTGGCGGTGACGGTGGCGTCCATGCCGGCGTCGAGGGTGCGGGCGGTCACGCCGGCGATCCGCTCGCCGCGCGGGATGTCGAGGATGAGGCTCCTGTCGCCCGCGCCGTCGGTGGACATGCTGGCGGCCGCCTGCTGGGAGGGGTTGACGGTGTTCGCGCCCACGCCGATGATCCTGCTGCCGCGGGGCACGCCGACCATCAGCGTGTAGTCGCCCTTGCTTCCGGCCTGCAGCATGCTCGCGGTGGCGGGCTTGTTGGGGTCCAGGGTGGTGGCGCCGGCGCTGGTGACGCCCGCGCCGCGCGGGATGGACAGGTCGAGGACGCGCTGCAGGCCGCTGCCGCGCAGCGAGGACGTGGCCGGCTGGTTCGGGTCGAGGGTGGTGGTGTTGCCGCCGGTGATGCGCGCGTCCGCGATGACCTGGTTGGCGGCCGCGACCGCGTTGTTCGCGTCGGTGATGGCGTTGTTGACGCGGATGATGGCGGCGTCGCCGTCCGCGATGAGTTGTTCGAGGCGGGTGAGGCTGTCCTGCCCCTGGGTGCTTTCGGCGTCCCATACGGCGCGTTCGACGACGCCCTTGAAGTTGCGGGAGCAGATCTTGGCGCCGTCCGCGGTGGTGACCTCCACGCCCAGGGCGATGACGCCGGGCTTGGCGATCGCCCGCCTGGGCAGCGTCGCCCGGTATGTGGCGGTCGCCTCGCCGCTTACCGGGCTCATGGTCACGCGGTCGCCGACCTCGACGCCCGGCGCGGTGTTGTAGGCGAGCGCCACGCTCTTGATGCCGGTCGTGGAGGTGATTGGCTGGCCGTTGTCGGTGATGGCGACGGTGATGGTGCGTCCGTCCCTGTCGCCGGCGTTGAGTCGGATGTCGGCGATCCAGCTGTTGGAGAAGTCGAGACTGATGGGCGTCTCGGTGACGTCGCGGAATCCGTCGAGGGTCATTTCCCTGTTCCTTTCGTGAGGTCGTTGAGGCGGGCGATGGCGTCGCGCAGGCGTCGGCGCGCGTCGTCTCCGGAGGTGTCCGCGGCGGCGTCATTGGCCGCGGCGAGCGCCGTCTGTGCCGGCTGGGGGTCGAGGATGTCGGCGACGGCGTCGAGCGCGTCCGTGATGAGCGTGACGCGGCTGGCCACGTAGTCGGGTGTGGCGATGGTGTACGAGGCTGGTTCGGGTTCGGTGACGTCGCTGGCGTCGACGCGCAGTCGGGTGCCGTCGTCGAGTTCGGCGATGAAGATGATGCCCCGGTCCTGCGCGGCCTTGAGCGCGGCGGGCTCGTATCCGGCGAGGATGCCCTCGCTGTTGCCGATGGGGTCGTGCGCCCAGTATCTGGTGATCCTTGGCATGGGTGTCCTTTCAGTTGATGCAGAATCCGTTGATGTACTCGGTCGTTGATTGGAACCAGGTGATGGTGCCGTCCGAGGAGGATGTGATTTTGGAGATGTAGTGGTGTTTGCCGTTGTAGGCGTGTGTGGTGGTGACGTGGGTGTCGGTGGTCTTGGCGACGGACAGGATGGGCGTGCTGATGCGCAGGCATCCGCCTTGCAGTTGGAGCCCGTAGTAGACCTTCGACGGGTTGGATACCTCGTACATGCCGCCCGAGTAGTCGATGTAGCCGACCTTCTTGCCCTTGCGGTAGCCGGCGAGCTGTCCGATGCTGTTGAGCTCGATGCCGTACCAGTCCTTGCTGCCGCACGCGAAGGTTCCTTCGGCGGTGATGCTGGTGGCGGTCATGCCCCGGGTGGCGAGTTCTCCGGTGTCGAGGTTCCATTGGTTGTGGCCGGCGGCATCGGAGAGCTTGCCTGTGTATATGGCGTTGGCGTAGATGCCGTTGCCGTCGGCGAGCGCGCGGAAGTCCCAGTCTCCGTTCGCCTTCTTGCTGTTGGCGATGCGCCAGTATCCGCCTCCGATGTGGATGCATTGGGTGGGGTTCTGGTCTTCGGGCTTGTCGTACACGTAGATGCCCTGGCCGGGTTTGAGGTACGTGTAGCCGCCGGTGGCGTTCATGATCTGGTTGATCCGGTCGATGAGGTCCTTCATGTACGGGCCGGCGCCGCCGGCGGCGCTGTTCCATGCGCCGGAGTTGGAGACGAGCTTGTCCAAGGCCTGCTGTTGGGCGGCGAGGCGCCGCGTGTAGGATTGCCGGATGTTGCCGAGGGTGATCTTGGTGTCGGCGAGGCTGCCGGCCAGGTCTTCCTCGATCTGGAGGATGCGGCCTTCGAGGCGCAATGGTGTGGTGAAGCTGGTGTCGATGATCTGCACGCCGTCGCCGACGTCCGTGCCTTCCGCGCTGAGGCCGGCTTGTCCGAGGGCGGTCACGTCGGCCGTGTAGGAGACGACGGGCGTGGTGCGGGTCTTGAGCGCGTTTTTGGTGAGGGTGAGGAGTTCCTTGGGGTCTTCGCAGTCGGGGAAGTCCACGCTTGCCTCGCTGTGGTGTTTGGTGCCGTCGGGGCCGGGTATGCCCCAGTTGGCGAGCGCTTGGTCGTCTTGGACGTAGGGTTTGCCGTCGTTGACGTCGGCGAAGCTGATCTTGCGGCTGTATCCGCCGGTGGCCTCGCCTTGGTCATTGGTTTGTTCGATGCCTTTGCCCCACCCGTAGAGGCGGGTGATGACGTCGCCGCTGTCGATGTCGCGTTTGATTTGGGTGAGGTCCTTGCCGTATTCGAAGCGTTTCGTGGTGTTGGTGGAGCCCCGGTGTTCGACGAGGTGGATGATGCGCCGGCCGATCTGGTTGCCGGTCGGGTCGGGCTGGTATTCGGTCTGGACTTCGAGCCCGTAGGTGTCGGCGGTCTTCTGGACGGCGTCGAGGACGGTGCAGTGGTAGAATGCGAGGTCCGCCGTGCCGGTGATGGTGCCGGTCTCGACTGTGCCGACCGCCCACCGGGTGCCTTCGAGGGCTTTGGCGAGGCAGGCTTTGGCGTTCGCGTTGCGGTTGCGTTTGTCCTCGATATAGGTGCGCGAGAGTTCCGCGATGCCGCCGGCGCAGTAGGCGACGGTGACAGGCATGCCTGCGGCGCGGGCGGTCTGGGTGGACTGGCACAGGTATTCCGCCCAACGGTTCAACGAGTCCTTGAAGACGATGCGTTCGTCCTTGTTGATCTCGCCGATGGTGGTGATGTCGAGGGTGTCGGTGCCGTCGGTGGCTCTGGTGCGGATCGCTTTGATGGCGTAGGGCAGGTCGCCGAGCGGGTTGCCCCAGCGGTCGAACAGCATGTAACGCAAAACGTGTCTCCTAGATGAGGGTGAGCGGCCTGTACGCGAGACTGGCGGCGGTGGCTCCGGTGAGGGTGAGCGTGTTCAGGCCGGGCAATAGGGGGAAGTAGTCGGATTCGAGGGTTGGGGCCATGAGGTTGCCGTTGACGCGCAGCTCCCGGTGGTCGGGGTCGGTGTCGATGGAGATGCGTCCGGTGATGGCGGTGGTGGACGTGACGGCGAGTTTGTGGCCGTGCGCGTCCTTGATGCTGACGGTCTTGGCGTCGGCGGCGGGGGTGAGCGTCCATGTGGGCCAGCATGGCCGGTTGCCTTTGACGTGGATCGTGTTCGCGTCCGTTTTGAGCGCGATGGATCGGCTGCGGCCGATCAGGTAGGGGTGGGCGTCGATCTCGGCTTGCACGAGGGTGGCGATCTGGTGGTCGCCGGCCCATTTGTCTTCCCACGCGCCGAGGCTCATGCGGCCCCGGTATTCGCCGGGCAATCCCCGCCATGAGAGTGAGACGATGGTGCCGGCCAGGGCCGCGAGCTGCGTCTTGGCGGCGAGGATGTCGTCTTCGCCGCCGATCGCGTACAGGCTGAGCGTGATGGCGCGGTCGCCCATGTACGCAGCCCCCGAGGGGTCGGTGAGGGTCAGGTCGAGCCGGCCGTCGCGGCCGGGCATGTCCTGCACGCTCACCGTGGGTTCGGCGTTGCCGATGGTCACGCCGTCGGAGGTCAGGGAGAGCATCATGCGCTCCAGCGGCGTGCCGTTGAGCGTGGGGTCTTCGACATGCGGCAGGCGCATGCGTCGCTGGTAGAGCATGATGCTGCCCCCTTCCTGTTATCGGCCGAGTCGGGCCATGTTGTCGAGTTCGTAGCTCATTGGCTTGGCGAGCTTGCCGGCCATGACCTCGCCGCCGCGATCGGACAGGTTGAGCGTGATGCCGGCGGATAGTGCCATGTCGATCGCGTCGATGATGTCCTGTTTGGTCGCGGTGTCGGCCGAACGGTCGTCCATCGTGTACGCGATCCGTCCGCCGTTGACGGTGCCGTGGTATGCGAGCGGGGTTTCGAGCCGGCTGGCGTCGGTCTTCAGGCTCACGGTCGGGACCATGTCGGTCAGTCCGTCGATGCTGTCGGCGACGAGGCCGCTGGCCTTGTCGATGCCCTGGGCCATGCCGGCGGGTATCCATTTGCCGACCTCGTCCCTGAAGATGCGTGACGGGCTGTGGATGCCGAGCACGCCCTTGGCCCAGCCGATGAGGTTTTTGCCGAGATTGCCGATGGTGTCCTTGACCCATTTGAACGCTCCGCCGATGCCGTTGATGAGGCCTTGGATGACCTGACGGCCGGTGTCGTACAGCCATCGGCCGGCGCCGCTGACCGCGCCGAGCACGGTGCTTTTGATGCGGCCGACGGTGTTGCTCACGCTCTGGATGCCGTTGGACACGGCCGATGTGATGCCGTGCCAGATGTTTCCGAGGAACGAGCTGACGCGGTTCCATACGCTCGTCCATACGCCGCTGATGGCGTTCAGGACGGTCGAGATGGTGTTGCGCACATTCTGGATGTATGTGGACACCACGCCGCTGATGGCGTTCCAGATGGTGGATGCGACGGACTTGACCGCGTTCCAGACGCTCGTCCATACGCCGCTGATGGCGTTGAGGACGTTGCCGATCGTGTTCCTGATGCCGTTGATGATCGGCGTGAAGAACGCGACGATCTTGTTCCAGACATCCGTGAAGAACTGGCTTACGGCCGTCCATACGCTCGTCCAGATGCTTTTGATTCCGTCGAGGATGTTCGACAGGAACGCTTTGATGCCGTCCCATGTGGTCGTGAAGAACGATTTGATCGCGTCCCATGCGCCCTGCCAGTCGCCCTTGAGCAGGTCGAGGAACACGACGATGATGGTGCGGATCGCGTTCACGACGGTCGAGATGTAGCCGCGTATCAGCGTGAAGATCGTGTTGACGACGTTGTAGATCGCCGTCCATACGGTGCTCCATACGGTGTTCGTGCTGTTCATCTGCTGGGTGATGAACGAGAGTATCCAGCCGAACACGGTGTCGATGCCGTTCTGGATCGCCTGCAACGGGGCGACGATGAGCGCGCCGATCACGGTGAACACGTTGACGATGAAGTCCCGGACGCTGGTGAAGATCGTCATGGCGGTCGTGCTGATGCCGGTCCACACGCCGGACAGGAACGCGGTGATGCTCGTCCATGCCGTGGTGATGCCGCCACTAATCGTGGCCCATAGGCCGGAGAGGAAGGCAACGAAGCCGTTCCATGCGTCGGAGGCACCCTGCGTGATCGATTGCCACAATCCCGTGAGGAATTCGCCGAGCCCGTTCCATATCGCCCTCGCACCCTCCACGAGCGCCGTCCATGTCTCGGACAGCCATGAGGTGAACGCGGCCCATGCCTTGCGGCCTACCTCGGTCTGGGTGAAGAACCAGACGAGCGCGGCCACGACGGCCGCGACGGCGACGGCGATCGCGCCGATGGGGTTGGCGGCTATGACGGCGTTGAAGGCCCGTTGGATGGCGGTGCCGGCGCTCGTCACGGCGTTCCATGCGAGTTGCGCGTTCTGCGCGATCTTGGTGGATGCGGCTATCTTCTGGATGCGGCCGGAGATGCCGCCTATGCCGTTGACGAGGTCGGTGACGCCGTTGGCGGCGTTCTTGACCTTCACGGCGGCGTTGAAGATGCCGTCGAGCCCGCCGGCGACCGCCGTGATGCCCGCCGTGGCCGTTTTGAAGCCGAGGAACGCGGCGACGGCCGGTATGAGCACGGGCGCGAGCTTGCCGGCGTTGCCGACGATGAGGTTCAACGTGTCGGCGATGAGTTTTATGGCGGTCGCGACCCCGTCGGGCGGCATGAGTTTCACCCAGTCGACGACCATGTTGACGACGCCCATGATCGCGTCCCTGATGGCGTCCCATGCGCTTTTGAACGCGGTGATCGCGCCGTTTTCCTCCAGTTTGGAGTAGAGGCGCTGGAACCAGCCGATGACGCCTTGGATGCCTGCCTGGACGACGGGCACGGCGTTGGTGACGCCGTCGGCGATCCAGCTCATGCCGCCGGTGATGGCGGGTTTGACGCTGTCGAGCACGCTCGCGCCGAGCTTGACGAACGCGGCTTCGAGGTTGCCGGTGGCTCCCTCGATGGTGCTGGCGGATGTGGCGGCTTCCACTGCGGCGTCGGTGAAGCCGAGCGACATGATCGCGTCGTTGAATTCCTGCGCGGTGATCTGCCCGTCGGCCATGGCGTCGCGGAAGTTGCCGGTGTAGGCTCCGGCTTCCTTGAGTGCCTGTTGGATTTTGCCGCTCGCGCCGGGGATCGCGTCCGAGAGCTGGTTCCAGTTCTCGGTCGTGAGTTTTCCTTGGCCGGCGGTCTGGGTCAATACCATCGCGACGCTTTTGAACGTGTCGGCCGAGCCGCCGGCGACGGCGTTGAGGTTGCCTGCGGCTTCGGCGAGCCTGTCGTAGTTGGGCACGCCGTTGGCGGCGAGCTGGGCGGTGGTGTTGCGGATGTCGTTGAGGTCGTAGACGGTCTTGTCGGCGTAGTCCTGCGTGCTGGCGGTGAGTCGTTTGATCTGCTTCTCGCTGACGCCGGCGAAGTTCAGGGTGCTGGCGAACTTCTGGGCGCTGTCGGAGGCGCTGGTGATCTCGCCGGACAGGCCCATGAACGCTTCGATGGCCTTGCCCGCGACGCTTTGCGCGATGCCGGTGATGACGCCGAGTTTCGCGCCGAAGCCGCCGGCGAAGCCGTTGCCGGCTTTGATGCCGGCGGTGTTGCCGGCGGTTTCCGATGCGCTGCCGAACGCCGATTCGATGGCCTTGCCGACGCCCTTCATGCTGGGCACGACCTGCACGAACGCGGTGGCGATCTCGATTGCCATGCTATGTCTCCCTGATGGTGGTGCGCGGTGCGGCCAGGTATGCGGCCAGTTGTTCGTCGTCCATCGCCACGGCCTCGCCGCCCGTGGCTTCACGTCGGACGGTGCCGGGGCGTTGGAGTTGTCCGCGCCAGCGTGCGCCCTTGCGTGAGGCTTCCTTGGTTTTCGTCCAGGCGAGGAACGCGAGACTGTCGCGGATGTCGGCGAGGAGGTAGGTCTGGTCGTCCCATGCGAGGCGCGGGTCGAGTTTTTGCCAGATGATGGCCTGACGGGGCAGGTTGGCGGCCAGTGCGGCCGCACGGTTGGCTGGCAGTTCGCCCGTCCAGATGAGGTCGGGGTTGAGCCCATAGAAACGCTGGAAGTCCGCTTCGAGCGCGTCGGGCGCCGTGGCGAGCATTCCTATGAGCGTCAGGAGTTTGGGGCGACCTGTTCGAGGAGTTGGGCGATGAAGTCGCTGACCTTGTCGATGCTCACGCGGCCGGTGTCGGGGTCGCGCAATGCGTCCTTCATCGCCGTGTACTGGTCGCCGCACAGCTTCTTGAGGAAGGGGACGATGGCGAACGCGCCGCTGCCGTCGCCTTCCTGCGCGTTCTGGAGGTCGTAGAGGTATTCGACCATGTCGAGGTCGTTGAAGATCGCGGGGCCGACGGTGACGGTGACGCCCATGACCTCGACGGTCTTGGGCTGGTTTTTCGGGGTCTTGTGGTCCTGCGGCTGCTTGGCTGCCATATGCGTGTCCTTTCAAAGGGTCAAGGGTGCGCCCGCCGGACGTCGGGCGCGGGGTGGGGTCACTTGTCGGCGATTGTCGCGGTGGTGACTTTGGCGATGTATTCGACGCTGGTGGACCCGTTGATGAGGTCGCTGGGGTTGGCGCTCATGGTCACGCCGTAGCCGATGGCGTCGCCGGCGCTGTAGGTGGTGTCGTCGAATTCGGTGATGGTGCCGTCGGCGACTACGATGCGCTTGACGCGGTTGCCGGTCATGGCGATCTCGAACACGAGGACGAGGCTTTCGCCGGACGGGATGGCGTGGTAGACGGTGAGCTTGTCGGCGGTGCCGGTGACGTTCGCGGTGCCGAAACGCAGTTTGAGGCTGGCTTCGTTGGTTTCGATCATGTTGAACTGCCATGTCTCGCCGTAGCCGCTGATCTCGGACAGTACCTTGATGCCGCCCATCTCGTTGATGTCGGTGGTGTCGGTGTCGGTGGCGTTGGTGACGCCGTCCTCCGACAGGTAGCCGACGCAGGTGTAGGCTGCCGGCAGTGCGGTGGTCGCGTCGGTGGGCAGTGCGGTGCCGGCGGGCGCGTAGTAGAGGCAGCCGGTCTTCTTGGGCTTGCCGAGGCTGACGTTTTTCTTGTTGTTGTGGTTGGTTTCGGCCATGATGGTGCCTTTCGGATGGTGCGGCGTCGTCTTATTGGGTGGCGGCGTCGAGCTGGATGGTGATCTGGTATCGGGGCTGGGGCGGCGGGCCGGGGTCGGGGAAGTCGATGACGCTTTCCACGCCGACGGCGGCGATGGGGTCGAGCAGGTCGAGGTCGAGCAGTCGGGGCAGCAGCGTGCCGGTGGCGAGCTGGGCGGCCTGCCATCGGGTTTCCGCCCATACCTGTATGGCGAGGATGGGGTGGCTGCTGTATTCGTTCTCGCTGCCGCCGACGCGCTCGATGGTCACGAACCGCTTGGGCCGGTCGGCGGGCACTTCGAGGTATGCGGTCAGGCCGTCGCCGTTGGGGTCGGTGTCGATCCAGTCCTTGACCGTTTTTTCGAGGTTGAGACTCATCGCCGTTTCACCGCCTTGAGCAGCGTGTTGTGCTTCGCGTTGTCCTCCATCGCCTTCACGTTGCCTTCGGAGCCGTGCCCGGTCGTGGCGAGCGCGACGCTGCCTTTGGTGGTGCTGACATGGGGTACGGCCTCGTAGGTCGCGCCTTCGACCTGTGCCATGCTGTTGGCGCTGGCGGCGATGAGCGTGGCCTGTTGGTCGATGGCCTGCTGGATGGGTGCGGATTGGCGTACCGCGCGGAAGCCGGCGAGGTTGAGTTTTACCTTTGCCATGTGCCGGTCTCCTATCCTCTGGTGGCGGCGAGTTCGACGGTGAGGTTCCAGCGGGTCGGGGTGATGCCGCCCGTGTAGGGGCGGGGGTCTCCGATCACGGTGTATGCGACGCCGTCGATGACCGCCTTGGCCCCGCGCAGGCTCCGGTAGGGCCATGCGCGGGGCATGTGGATGGTTTTGGCGACTCGGATGCCGTCGGGGCGGATGCCGTCGGTGAGGTTCGATTGGCTGCCGTCCTGGATGAGCACGTCTTCGACGGTTTCCTGTTCGGTGTCCCAGATGATGCCGCCGCCGGGATCATGGCCGGCCGGGGTGCGGTGGATGAGGGTGATGGTCTCGCCTTTCATGCCGCGCCTCCGGCCATGTCGTATGCCCATGCCTCGCCGTCGCCGCCCAACGCTTCCTTTTCGGAGGTGGTGAGGTAGAGGTCGCCGGCGGGGTTGGCGTAGCTCAGGCTTTCGCTGTAGCTGCCGGCGGTCTGGGTGGATTGGGTCACGCCCGACATGTCGGGGCCGGCCTGCATGGCTCGTTTGACGGCCATGCAGGCGATGCGTTTCAACGTGGCGGGTTTGGCGTTGGCCCATTGGGGGCATGTGGTGCGGATCAGGTCGCTCGCGTCCTGTAGCAGCGTCTCGGCGCGGGTTCGTTCGTCGCCGGTGAGCGCGTGCCATCGGGCTTCGAGGTCGCCGACTTGCGCGAACGGCTTCTCGTCGTCCGTTTCGTCCTCTCCCCCGCCGTCTTGCGTCATGGTTGTGCCGTCGGACAGGTTGAGCGGGGTGCTGGGGTATCCGTCCATGCGGGGTCTCCTTAGGCGAGGATGCCGGCGGCCTTGAGCTTGGTCAGCGTGGCGTTGACCTTCGCGATGATGGCCGCCGAGTCGGCGGATGCGGCGAGCTGCGCTTCGGCCGCCTGCTGGAGCACGCCGCCGCGCGCGCTGGCGGTCGGCGCGGGCGGGGTGAAGGTCGCGGGCTTGCCGGTGATCGAGTCCCATGAGACGGTGGCGACGCCTTCGGCGAACGGGGTTCCGTCGGGCTTTACCAGACGCACAGGGATGGCGAGGCCGGAGTCGTCGGCCTCGTCGGTTTTCTGCACTACGAGCGTCTGGGTGAGGGGCGCGGCCATCACTTGGCCGTCCTGCCGGTGGAGGTCGGCTTCTTGAGCACGGCGATGCCCTTGGGGTCGAGGATCGCGTAGCTGTACATGGCCTCGGTGCGGTAGGCGATCTGGTTGACGCCCTTGAGGTCCTTGCCGGTGTTGTCGGGGTCGCCGTATTCGATGATCTCGCTCCAGATGTCGCGCACCATGCCCCACTTGATGAGGCGGAAGTCGCCGAGGAAGGCGAGGATGCCGGTCGCCGGGGTGATGAGGCGGCCGTTGACCGTGCCGGACGTGGCGGCGGGGATGCCGTCGAGGCTGCCGACCTGGAGGTTGATCGGGATTTCCGGGTAGAAGCGCTGGCCGGTGGAGGGCACGCGGATCTTGCGCAGCTCGTTCGCCATGGTCTTGGACAGGGCGATGCCGTTGATGTCGTACTCGTCGCTGACGACCTCGGCGAGGCTGTCGATGTCGGCGACGCGATCGTCGGTGGCCGTCACGCCGACCGCGCTTTTGGCGAGCGCGTTGAAGCCTTCGAGGGTCGTCTTCTTCTTGGGGTCGAAGGCGTGGTAGATGACGTAGTCGAGGACGCGGCCCATCGCTGCGGCCTGATCTGCCAGAATCTTGCTGGTGATCTCCAGTTTGGCGTCTTCGTCGGCCCACTGGAGCTCGCTGCTGACGCGGGTCGTGGTCTGCACCTTGAAGCGTTTGCCGACGACAGGGGTGAGGGTTTCCTCGTAGCTGGACTTCTGTGCGCCTTCGGCGACGACCTCGGCTTCGGAATTGCCGGTGAAGACCATGTAGTCCTTGTCGAGGAAGAGCTGGGGTTCGCTCGGGGAGAGCGCGGCGATGGTGCTGGTGTCCTTGGCGCGCTTGGTGATGACGGTGGCTACTTCCTTGGGGAGCAGCACCTTGCTGGTGTCGAGTGCCATGATGATGGTTTCCTTTCAGATGAGGGGTGAGGAGGTGTTGGCCGGTTAGAGGCCGAGGTTGCGCAGGTAGTTGACCATGCTCTCGTTCGGGCCTTTGCCGGACGGCTGGCGGTCCGCGCCGTGCACGGCCGGGGCCTTGGGTTTGGGGTTGAGCAGCTCGTGGATGCGCTTGGCGTGCGATTGCATGGCTTCGAGGCTGTCGCCTTCGATCACGTCGGCGGGTACGCCGGTCTCGGCCGACACCTGCGCCTTCCAGTCGGCCTGCTGTTCCTTGGCCTTGTAGGCGGCTACCTGCGCTTCGAGTTCCTGCGTGCGCTTGGCGGCCTTCTCGGTTTCGCTCATTTGGGATTCCTTGAGCTTTTCCAGCTCGTCGGCGGCGGCCTTGTTGGCCTTCGCTTTCTTTTCCCAGTCGCGCGAGTGGCCGAGCGCTTCCTTGTATTTGGCTTCCCAGTCGATCGGATCGCCGGCGTTCTCCGTGCCGGCCGATGCCGGCGGTTGCCCGGTGCCGCCGGTGGACTCGCCGCCTTCCGGCGGGGCCGCGACGAATCGGATGTGATGGGGTGTGGGGGTGAGGAACATGGTTGTTCTCCTTGTGGTTGAGCCCTTTCCGGGCATTAAAAAAGCCGCCCGTGCGGGTGGCTGAAAATCTGTTAGACTGGAATTGTCTTGGCTTCTCTACCTCGAACCCGTTATTGGCTCTGGGAGTGAGAAGCCGTTTCCGTATCGCGTTCGACCCTGACGATGTTCCCGTCGTAGTCGATGAGCAGAACGTAGTCGAGACGTCTGCGTCGAAGCGATGACCGTATGTAGTCTTTGCAGGCTTCGGCGTCCAGTTCCGTTCTTTCCTTTTGCAGATGAATGACTGCGGCGTCTCCTTGGCGGGCTGCGGATCGGAGAAGCTGGTCTATGGTGTTTTTGCCGTGTCCTTCCGGCGCTTTGAAGTTCACTCGTTTACCGTTGATGATGGCGTCTGATGTCTTCACGCCTTGTTTGTCGCTTCTTTCGCGCACTGTCACGGCAAACCCGTTGTCTTTGAGGGCGTCGAGCGTTTTGCGTTCGTGCTTCTGAAGTTCAGACCACGCCCTTGCGCTTTCCACGGAGGGTTCCGGCGTGGTGCCGTCGTACAGCCATCGACGGTCGCGCTGGCTCATTTCCTCGGTGATGCGATGCGTCGTCCACAGGTTGTAGTCGTCTATCTCGTCTTCGTCTTTACCTGCGTCCTTCATACGGGCGACGTATTTTCCATATTCGTCGCGATTGAGCATGCCGGCGATCGTCTTGCGGCATTGCAGGTATCGGGCTTTCATGCCTTCCGGGTCGTAGCCTTTGACGTGGGCTTCTCCCCAACTGGATACGATGCGGCAGTCGTCGTTCTTGTGATATCGATTGTCCCGTCCGCCGGCCTTTTCCTCGCTCCAGTAGACGAAGCCTCGCGAGGCCATGAGGATGCAGAACGCGCAGGTCGGGCCGACCGGAACGCGGGCGTAGCGCGGTTGCGAGGGATCGTGCTCGCCGTTGAATTTGGCCGTGAGTCGTGCCGTGACGCCCACGATGTCGGCGGCGAGGTTCATCCATTCGTCTTGTCCGTATCCGTCGGTCTTCATGGCCCATAGGTCGTCCATCGTCAGCCCAGCGCGACTGCGGTGGTTGATGACGTCCACGAATTTGAGTCCGACGTGGTCGGTGCTGTTGTATCCTCCGACGATCTGCCAGAAGGCGCGATCCGCGCTCACCTGCGACGGTTCGTAGGACGGCAGTTCCACGCCGGCGGCTTCGGCCCATGCGGATCGCACCGCGTCATAGTAGTCGTTGGCGACTTGGTTGGCGCGATCCGCGTAGGTCTCGAACACTTCCGTGCGAAGGTAGTGCAGCGGGTCTTCAAAATTGTCCCACGCAACTCCGGCCGCGAGCTGCTTGGCCTCAAGGGACAGGTCGGCGAGCGCGTCCTGATAGTCGTCCCAGAGGTCGTCAAGATGGGTTTGGAATGCTTGGCGCTGCTGTGGAGTGAGGTTGTTCAGCGGCAGGTTGGCCGGTTTGCTGCTCATTGGCTTCGGCCTCCTTGCCGTCGGTCTTGGCGATCGTCAGTTTGGCTCTGAGCTCGTCGATGGATTGCTGGGTGCGCTGTTGGCGTTCGTAGGTTCGGTGGGCTTTGATTTCGTCCCATGTCAGGCCGGCACGGCTCAGGCCCACGTCGCTGTCGGCGAAGGCGGGGTTGGTGGATGCGACCTTCTGGTACCAGTCGGCGCGGGCGGCGTCGCTGGCTTCCTTGACCGGTGCCCAGATGGGTCGCAGTTCGCGCAATGCGTCAGGGTCTGCGCCCTGATAGGCCAGTGCGATGCTCATGGCTTCCTTCAACGCGCGGCCGAAGCGTTTGTTTTGCCGGTCGGCGGTGCGGGAGAGCTTGCGTTCGGCTTCGGCCATCGCCTCGGCCGAGGCGGGATTGTCCATCGTGATGCCGAGGTCGTTGACGGGGATGTCGGTTTCGGAGCTGACCATGAGGGCGATGGTGCGCAGCATGTCGGCGTGCGGGGTCATGGATGCCTGCTGGAGCTGCTGCATGGTGGGCTTGTCGCCGTTCTTGTTGGCGGGCATGCCGTTCATGACGCTCACGATGCTGCTCCATGTGTCGTCGGTGAACTTCTTCGACGCTCCGATGAACCACACGCGGGGGGCTGCATAGAATTCGGCGGTGGCCTCCATGCGCACCATGGTTCGCAGGCCGAAGTCGGTCAGGTTCATCAGTGTGCGGGTGATGCGGCTGTTGCCCAGCGGATGGTAGGACTGGGCGTCGTTGACGAGGGGCACGACGCTTGGCCGGTCGAGGTTGGTTTCGATCGTCCGCGCCGTCCACGGGCCTTCGCTGTTGTCGATTTCGTAGACCTTGCCGGGCAGCCATACGGTGAACGCGGTGATGCGCCCGGTTCTGTCGTCCTTGTCGGTGATGGTCAAGGCCGAGCCGAGACGGCGGCGCCGGCGGTCCCAGATGCCCGCGCTCCAGTCCGCCGAGCGGGGCAGCATGAGGATGCGGCCGGGTTCGTCGGGGTCTTCGTACACGGTGATGAAGCTGCATCCGTGGATGTAGGCGCTGGTGATCGCCTCGGAGATGTCGGTGTCCCATGCGTTGTCGTCCACGAGCTCGTCCACCTGCGCTTGCAGCGGGTCGGGCGCGTCGAAGCCCTCGAACACGTTGAGGTCGGCGAGCGCTCGGACTGCTTTGTTGGGCCATCCGATCATTGGTTTGGCGAGGGCGCGCATTTCTTTGGGGATGCTGTAGGCGACGCCGTTGTATCGGTATCGGGCTTGGTAGTATTCGGCTCTCAGCATGTTGCGTGCGTAGTGGTCGCGCCATGTTGTGAGGAGTTTTTGGATGGTGGGCATGTCGTCGTCTTCGACGCCTTTGATGCGGGTGATGTTGGCGGATTGGACGGCGAGGTAGGCGTCTTGGGTGGCGGGGTTGGTGATGGCGACGCCGTTGTGGTCGGTGGTGGGCATTAGAACCATGTCTCCGTTTCTTGGGTGGGGTCTCTTCTGGTGGTCATGGCCCCGTGGAGGGCGAGGGTGACGGCGTTGAGTGGGCTGATGTCGGTGTCGTCGTCGGGTCGGTTCCATCCGAAGAGTCCGTTTTTGCCGATGGGGCGTGTGGTGGCTTTGGCGGCGGCTTGCCAGAGTGGTTGTTGGCCGTCTTCGGGCAGGTGGGTGAGGGTGCCGTCTCTGAGCATGTCCTGGAGGCGGCCGCAGGCGCGGCCCATGTCGGTGGCGGCGGTGACGGTGACGGTGACGCCGGCCTGGGCGAGGTCGGGCAGGAGCGCGGTGGCGGGGCTTTGCCCGTCGATGACGAGCGCGGCGGTTTGTTCCCAGACCTTGTCGATGAGGTTGACGGCCCACATGGTGCCGTCTTGGTTGGTGTCCCTGTATTCGGCGAGTTCGATGTGGGCGGTGTTGTCGTCGTAGCGCATGCATGCGCCGATGGTCAGGCGTGTGCGTTGGGGGTTCATGTCGATGCCGAAGCTCATGACGCCGCCGGGGCGGCGTTTGTCGATGGTGGCTTCCTCCCATTGGCGGCGGTCGATGGCCTGGCTGAGGGCGTGTTCGTCCCAGATGCCGAGGGCTTCGCGCCGGAAGTCGTCGCCGGTGAGGTTTTCCCACAGGTTGGCGATGGATTCGTCGCTGGTGTGGGCGGGGTAGCTGGGGTTGGCTTTCCTCCATTGCTGGCGGTCGAGGGGGTCGGCGTCGCGGTCTGCGGTGAATTCGACGTAGAGGGTCGAGTGGGTGCGGCCGGCGCGCGCTTTGTCCCTGAGGCGGGTGAACGCTTCGCCGTTGTCCCTTGGCCCGGGCGGGGTGCCCATGTAGATGGTCTGGGGGTTCCAGGCGCGGTTCTGGGTCGGCAGCATCGACGCCATCGCCGAGTCGGACAGGTGCTGGGCCTCGTCGATGACGAGCAGGGCGATCTTCTTGACGCCTCGCAATGCGCCTCGTTCTCGCGCGCGGAAGAAGATGCGCGACCCGTTGCGGAAGCGTATTTCCTCCTTGCCGGCGGCCAGGGATATGCCGTGGTCGGGGTCAACGAGACCGCTCATTTCGGGGCGCAGGACGATCGCGCACAGGCTTTCGAACGTGTCCTTGATGACGCTGAAGTGCTGGGCCGTCCACACGATGCGCATGCCGGGGGTTCGGGCGGCGCGGTGTATCGCGATCCAGCCGATGTCGTAGGTCTTGCCGGTCTGGCGTGGAATGGACAGTACGGCGTTGCGGGCGGACCAGAAGCCGTCGGCGCTTTTCGCGAGGATGATCCGGTTGATCTGCCGCTGCCAGACGTCGAACCGGTCGCCCGCCGCCGCGGCGAGGTTGTTCAGGCTCGGCTCTCCGCTCGTATACAGGTCGTCGGGGATGATCTGGCAGGCCGCCCCGTCAATCCTCGTGCTCATCCAATCGTATGTCCTCCGTGTCCAGGGCCTGCATGGCCGGATCGTGCCCGTTCGACGCCTTGTCGATCGCCTCGATCTCGGCGCTCATGTCCGCGAGCCGTTTCGTCAATGACGCGAGGTCGCGTGAGCTTATCGACCCTTCGTCGAGCTTTTCGGCGATCAGGTTGCGCATCGCCACCAAGAGCCGGCGACGATCCCCGGAAGCGGCGGCATTGCTGACCCTATGGGACTTCGACGAGCCCTTCGACCGGGTGGTTTTCGACGTTCTGGACACCAAGACGGCCTCCGTTCAAGTGTGGAAAAAAGCCCGGGGGAAAAACGGCGCTTTGCCCGTGGTCGCCCCGGCGGGGCCGGGTGGGGTCTACTCCCCACCCCCGAACCAGTCCGAGCATCGGATCGGCCCGGCCGAGACCGGCGCGATGCGCTGCGGGGCTTTGCCCTGGGCGATGAGCTGGGCGACGCGCTCGCGCGCCCATGCCAGACTGTGCGTGCCTTTGATGGCGTTGCACCATCGGTGCGCGGGCCCGCTGTTGTCGTGCGTGAGCGTGCCGCCGCGCGCCAGGGCGATGGTCTCGTCCACGACGAAGCTGTATGGATGCGGTGCCTTGAGCTCGTAGTCGATGGGCCGATGGCAGATGTAGCAGTCGGCCCGCATGTGCCGCCACCGCTCGCGCTCGCGCCGGCGGCGATAGCCATTGCTGTACCGCGGATTGCCCACGCACGCCTCCAATCGAACGCCTGTACGGATCGACAGACTGCGCTCGCCGGCGGGAAGAAGAGGAAAGAACCGCCGGCGAGGCGTCTGTCTGTGGTGGTTTCTCGGGTGCCGCATACGCCGGTTGCGCACGGTGCCGGCGGCGGCTGGCGGATGGTGCGGGATTCGAACCCGCGAAGCATGAGGTCGGTTGTCATGCCTGCCCGCCTAGCAAGCGGGTGCCTTCGACCGCTCGGCCAACCATCCAAGGGGATCGGATACGAAAAAAGCCCATCCCCGATGGGACAGGCTTTTCCGATACTCCGATTACACGCGACAGCGTAACACGAAACCGTCTCACGCTCAAACGTCGCCGCCGTCGCGCTCGGCGCGATCCTGCGCGCAGGCCAACAGCTCCATGATGTTCCACTCCCAATAATGCCGGTCGATGCGCCGCGTGGACGGCATCTTGCCCCGGCGGCGCCAGTTCGCCAAGTCCTTGCCCGTCACGCTCACACCCGTGTTCTCCCGCACCCATCGGGCGGCGTCGGCCTGCGTGCGCGTGATGTGCATGAGCCCCGCGCTGCGCAGGTACTCCAACCGCACGCGCTTCAAGTCGAGCCATGCGCCGCATTCGGGGCACACCGTATACCGCGCGGAGCGGGCGGCGTAGATCGGCGTGCGTATCGGCTCGTCGTCGTCCCCCTTCGTGTTCAGGCAGTTGGGGCATACGCCGACAAGACGGCGCTCGCCGGCGTGCGTGGTGGCGGTTTCGACCTTTTCCGATAGGCGGATCAGGTCGGCGTATAGGTCGCCGGCCGTGTCGAGTCGTGCGAGGTCGGGCATGTGGTGCAGCAGCAGGCGGGTGATGTCGGCCCATTGCATGAGGGTGCGGGGCCGGTCGTATCGGTCGTGGCCGATCGGTTTGACGCCGAGCATGCCGCCGGTGAGTTGCAGGTGCGTCTCCACTGCGGAGTACAGGGCTTGGGCGGCTTCGTTGACCGGCGGGGCCGCGTATGCCCTGTTGCCGTGGCGTGGCGAGCGTTCGCGGGTGGTGGCTTGTTTGTAGGCGATCTGCTGGAGGGCTGGCATGCCGGCCTTCAGGAGCCATGCGAGGCGTTTCGCCCAGTCCTTGACGCATTCCTTGCACAGGTTCGCGTCGCCGGCTGGTTTGCCGCAGGCCGCGCATGTTCGTTGTTCCATCATCCCCGCCCTTTCGCTGGTGCTATACTCGCTTGTTGGACAATGCGAGCCTCTGCCGAAAGGTGGGGGCTTTTACTTTCCCGAAGCTGTTCCCGACGTGGTGGATTGGCCGGGAACGGCTTGTTTTCAACGGTTTGCTGACTTTCCTTAACTTTCTCTTCTATTGTCGCCGATGCCGGCGGGTTTTTCCGGCGCGGGTGCCGGGTGGGCTTGCAGGATGATGGCCTTCACCTCGTCGATGGGGATGCGCAGGGATCGCGCGGTCTCTTCCGGCGGCACGCCCTTGCCGTGCCATTCCACGATGATCTTCCTGACGCCTTCGGTGACTCTCACGCCCGTGCCTCCTGCCGGTCGAGCTGTTCGCATGCGGAGTGCTTGGCGCACATTTGGGCGACGCGGCGCATGCACTTGCGGATCGCGCCGCCGTAGGAGAGGGCGACGACGGTGAACCGGCCGAAGCATTCCGGGTGCGTCACGTCACGGCCGGGCGTGGCGGTGCCTCGCATGATGGTGACGGGGCCTAGCTGCCAGGCGGTGATTTTGGCGTCGATGTTGTTCATAAGATTTCCTTTCTTGGGTCGTCATTTGACCCCGTATCGGCGGCCGCCCCAGATGCCCTGCAACTGGTAGCCGTTGATCCGGTTGTGCTCGTCGGCGAACCGGCGGCACTCGCCGATGACCGGGCATGACCGGCATATGGCGAGCGCGGCCGCCTGTTCGTATGGTTTGCCGCTGAACCAGAGTTCGGGGTCGTGGTCGCGGCATGCGGCCTGATGTCGCCAGTCCATGGGTTATCGGCCGTCCTTTCGGTAGGGGTTGGCGCGTTCCACGATGGCGAGTTCGTCGAAGTGGTTCATGGCGTCGAACACGGCCTGTTTGCCTTGTTCGTAGGCTTCGGCGAGTTCGTCGGACTGTTCGGCGTCCATGATCGAACCGGCCTGCGGCCTTTTGAAGCCCGCCGTCCTGAGCCTGCGTTCGATCTCGTAGAGGCCGATTGGTTCGCTGTCGCAGGTGAAGACGATGCTCAGGCGTTTGACGTCGCCGGTACGCCGCACCTCCTGCGTGACGGTCTGCACATCCCGTTCGCCGAGCTGCGCCTGTTCGCCGAGCCCGTAACCGACGGCGAGCGCCGCGGAACTGGCCACGACGATGGGCATGATTCCGACGGCGTATGGTCTGCCGTTCCTTCTCACTGCATTGCCTCCGTTCCGTTGATAAAGCCCCATGCGCTCGCGGCCACCTGCTTCCACCATTCGAGCACGTCGTCGGCGACGGCCTTGCCGCTCTCGTACACGGTCGGGCGCTCGCCGTTGGCCTCCCAGAGGGCGAGGGCGAGCAGGTCGAGTTCGTCGGGGGTGAGGGGCGTGGCTGTGATGGCTTGTTCGATGCGGATGGCGAGCGCGAGCGCATCGTTGTGGCCTTGGGTGTATCCGATCACGTAGGCCTCGTGGGCCTTGGCCGGACTGTCGCCGAGTCCGGCGTCGGCGAGCGCGTTCAATGCCTGTTGTGTCAGGTCGATGCTCATGCGTCTTCCTTGGTTTGGTTGGTGATTTGGCTGAATTGTTCGAGGTGGGTTATCCAGCGCAGCAGGGCGAGGGTGGCGGTGTCCCGGTACATGTCGTCCTGCGTGAGGCTGCGGTGCGCCGAGTAGATCGTGTTGCCGGTCTTGTCGGTTTCGATGGCGCCGAGTTTGATGGTGGTGCCGTCCGTCTGATCGCACATGATCCGAATGCGCGTCATATGCCCGCCTTTCTGTGTTTGCGTTCCGCCTTCCATTTCACGTGGTAGAAGAGGAACGCTTTGAGCGTGCTCATAGGCTCCCAGAAGTCGCCGTCCGGTAGGTCGAGTTGCCACCATTGACCGCAGACCGGGCAACGCCATACCGGATCGGAACCCTCGGGCTTGCAATACTGACTACTCACTCCCCCGCCTCCAGTTCGCTGATGTCGGTCGGAATGCCGTATTGGTCGCAGTGGATGCGTGTGCTCATTGCTTGTCTCTTTCCCGTTTGATGAGTTCGTCGATGAGGACGAGGGCGAGGTCGGGGTAGCCTTGCTTGAGTTTTGCCCATGTTCTGGCTTCGACGCCGACGGTGTGGGCGACGAGTGCCGTGAGTATGTCGTACTGTTGGCGCGTCCACGCGATCTTTTCGCCGTAGTCGATGACTCGGCATAGGTACCATCGGGCTTTTTCGAGGTCTTCCAAGGGCCGGCCCTTGCTGTGGTAGCGCCACAGGTACTTGCAGCAGTTCCCGAGGCAGAAGGTGGTGTCTGCGGTCAGTTCGATGCACTCCATGCCCGGGTGCGAGCGTGTGTAGTGGTTTGGTGAGTTGACGGGGTCGTTGGCCCATGTGGTGTGCATGCTTACCAGTCCTTTTCGAGTTCCCGGCAGTCGGGGCAGATGGATGACGTGCTGTCGGTGAGCGGTGCGCCGCAGATCGCGCAGATGGTCGGATCGTTGGCCGGTTCGGGTCGGTGGGTGGCCTTTCGGAGACGTCGGATGAGTTCGATGACGGGGTTGGGGCGGTCCGGGGTTGCTGTGTGGGCGTTCATTGCTTGTCCCTGAGTTCGATGTGTCCCCAGTCGCATGACGCTCCGCCGGAGTCGGAGAAGCATCGGACGGCCGCGCTGCCGTCGGGCAGTTCGTACCAGCGGACGTATCCGGGGTCGGGGTTGTTCACGGTGCCCTGGCCGTCGCCTTTGGGTGTTTCTCCGCATGCCGTGAGCGCGAGGATGGCGAGGATCGCCGTGAGGGTTGCGGGTATTCGTTTGCCGGTGTTCATGATTGGATGCCTTGGTGTCCGGCTCGCATGATGTCGAGGTAGGCGGTGTAGTCGTTGCGGTCTCGGCGGATGCAGTCTTCGACCATGTGGTTGCCCGTGTGGTCTTGGTAGGGGTTGTGGCCGAGGGCCATATCGCTGAGCCGGTAGGTGCTGAGGTCGAGTTTGCGGTGGTTGGTGAGCTGGCGGAGCCAGTCGGGGTGGAGGTGGGGGCCGAGTTGGTTGGTGAGCAGGTCGATGTCGTAGTCCACGTTGGTGCCGGCTGGGTGGAGTTCGTATTCGGTGGCTTCGTTCTGCATCCATTCGTAGAGGTTGCGGGCCACGTTCGCGTATCCGAATTCGTTGGTGTCGGCGTCCATGACGGTGTCCAGGAGCCCGTTGTCGAGGTGCATGCGCAGCACCTTGGGGTCGATGTCGTAGAGGCTGAGCTTGTCGGGGCGTACCGGGCAGATGAACCGGTCGTGTTCCTCGATGCCGTCCATGCTGGTGACGATCATGCCGATCTCCAGGAGTTTCGCGTTGGTGCGGCTGATGCCGGTGGTTTCGGTGTCGATCCAGAGCAGCATGTGTGGTTTGGCTGGCGGTTTTGGCGGGTTGAGGGGTTTGCCGCTGACGGTGATGTCGTGTTGGGTGTTCATTCGTTGCCTTTCTTGATGTCGATATGGGCGGGGAGGTCTTCGGGTGGCGGGCAGGGATGGCGGGTGCCGTCCGCGTTGAGCTGCTGCCAGCCGCCTGTGCGGTAGTAGACGGGGATGGTGGCGGGGTCTTTGCCCATGTGGACGAGGTAGCCGAGCCGGTAGGCGCGCTTGGGGTGGGCGTGTACCCATCCGTGGCATCCTGTGGTGCCGCTGCCGCAGAGTTGGAGCAGGTTTTCGGCTTGGTGGAGCCGGTCGAAGGGGTGGCTTCGCGGTTCCCTGTGGTGGATGCTGTCGCCGCTCCAGTGGCTGCCGGTTTCCCGGTCGCAGATGGCGCATCGGTATCGGTCTCGCCGTTGTACGATGCGGCGGGTTTCGTCGGTGGGTTTGGTGCTCATCTCTGGGCCTTTCGTTGGCATTCGTTGATGATTTCCTTGGCTTTTTGTTCCGGGTCGATGCCGGTTTTGACGCTGGCCCAGAAGTCGGTTCTCATCGCGTCGGTGAAGGTGCCTACGGGCACGTGGTCTCGGATGTGGCCGGTGATCCACCGGTCGTCGATGACGGTGCCGTCGGGCAGTGCGTGCCGGTATGGTTTCGGCTGGCTGGGCATGGTGTCCATGTATGCGCCTTGGCGCAGCCATCGGCTCATGTTGGGCGCGTATTTGGGTTCGTCGATGGTTTTGGCGTAGGCGATGACGGCTCCGATGAGCTGCGCTTCCGTCACGGCGGACGTGCCGTCGTGCCCGGCCACGGCTGCGGCCCACGCTTTCTCGGCTTCCCGTCGCGAGCCGGTGTGGCGTGGGTAGGCGTTCCACGCCGTGGCGAACGGGTCGGCCAACGCCCTGGCCTCGGCCTCGGCGACCGACGCGGTTTGCTTCGATCCCGGCCCGGAGGGGTCAGGGGAGGAAGAAGGCATGGTTTTGGTTTGGTTAGGTACGGTAGTGCTTCCTGTTTGCTTTGTTGAAGTTGAAGCAGTCTGCTTCGCGTCTGCTTCGTTTTGCTTCCTGTTTGCTTCGGCTTTCGCCCTGCGGGACTCGCCCGACGCCTTGCCTCCGGCGTGGCCGGCGACGACCTTCTTCTCGTGCAGTTCGGCGGCTTCTTCGGGCGTAAGCGGTTTCTTCTGGTTCTTGAAGCTGCCGAACACGGCGAGGCCGCGACGGGTCACGACCCTGTACACGCCTTCGCCGGCCTCCTCGAAGAGCCCGTTTTCAACGAGTTCGCGCACGAGTCTGACGGTGCCGCCCACGCTTCTGACGCGCTTGAGGTCGAAGGTGCCGTCGAACGAGTCCGGCCGCGTGTATATCTGGTGGTCGCACCACGTCACCATCGTCGCGTACAGTCCGCGCGCGGCCATGCTGCTGTCCTGCACCGCAGGATCGAAACCGAAGGTGCTGTCGAAGTTCACAGACATGGCGCGCCGCCTTCACGACATGCGATAATCGACTTATGAGCAACGACAAGAAGACCCAGCGCTGCATGTGTGTGACGATTGATTTCGAGCAGCTTACGTTCGGTGAGCTGCGCAAGTTCGTCGAACTGACGGCAGATCGTGAGGACGATGAATTTGTGTGCGTCAACGACAATGACGGAGTGCCGGACGGCTTTATGGCGTATGTGGACGCAGAAACCATAGACGTCGTGCCAACCGATGAGACGTCGGAGCGCTGA